TTTATGATTATATTGTAAAAGGACGTATTAAGGCAGTATCTATTGGCGGTATGGTTAGTGAGTGGGGTAGCGACGGTATTACGGTATCTAAAATGACTATGAAAGAGTTTAGCGTAGTTACTATACCAGCAAACCAAGAAGCATTAGTGGCGCAGAAAAGCTACGAGCCAGTAACAAACGCAGAGCAAGACGAATTAGAAACATTAGCTAAAGGCTATATACGCAAGTTAGTTGCAGATAAGCAAGATGTAGAAGTAACTAAAAATATTGAGATGTTAGAGAAACTGGTTGCTACCCTAAAGGCTTTGCATGACGCAGAAACCCAAAAGGGAGAGGCTACAAGTATTAAAGCTCAAAAAGTTGTCTTGAAACAAGCACAAGTGGTCGTACAACAGAGCGAAAAAGTAATTGTAAAACTTAAGGAGAATATTAAATAATGAGTGATGTTAAGAACATTGAAATTGACGAAGCTGTTGTAAAGGCTGTTGCTGATGAAGTTAGCAAGAGTATGCCTACACAGCCTAGTGCCGATGAATTAGCAGAAAAGGTCGCAACTATGGTTGCAGAAAAGACCGAAGCTACTAATAAGAAAAATATTGCTGATAGCGCAGAAAAGCGCAATCTAAAAAGCGGTATTGAAACACTACCAAAAGAACTACGCTTTGCTAAAGCTGTAGTTGCACAGAAAAATGGCGACAGCGCATTATTGGCTGAGTACGCTAACTATGTAAACAAGGCTTGGGCTGACCAAAGCATTGAAAAATCTAACTACCAAAATGTAACAACAACCGCTGACGGTGGTGCTTTAGTACCAGACCCAGAGTTTGTTGCTGAAGTAGAAAGACTTACCGATGACTATGGTGTTGCTAGCCGTTTGGCGCAAGTACGCAAAACTGACCGTGATAGCGTAACGCTATTAAGTGGTACTAACGAAGTTAGCTTTACGCAAACTGGCGAGGCTACTGCTCAAAACGCACAAAAACTAACCTTTGGCGCAAGCACTGTATCACTAAACAAATATATCGCTACTCTAGTTATGACTAGCGAGATTATTGAAGATAGTGCTATTAACATTTGGGCTGACGCAACGACTGAAATAGCACGTGCAAGGGCTAAGTTATTTGACCAACTAGTATTCACTGATAGTACCTATGGTCTATTAAGTGCAACTGTAGGCGACGCTTACAAGACACATACTGTTGGTAGCGCAATCACTGATTTTGACGCTGACGACGCTATGAACGCTAAATATAAAGTTGTATCAAGTGTACGACGTAATGGACGCTACTTTATGCACCCAACTGTTTGGAACGCTTTGCGACAAACTAAAGAAGCTACTACTGGTGGTTACTTGTTTGGTGAAGTAGGCGGTGCTGTTACACCTATGATTGACGGTGTACCTGTAGAACTAGTAGACGTATTACCAGCAATTGGTGATATTACTGCTAATGAACCGTTTGCAGTCTTTGGCGATTTAAACCGCATTAAGTTGCATGTAAAACGAGTATTAGAAACTAAAATCTTTGACGCTGGTGTTGTTAAAGACGCAGGTGGAAGCGATATTAACTTGATAAGCCAAGACGCTTGGGCTATGAGGGCAACGCTACGTGCTGTACCACAGACACGATTTGACGGTGCATTTGTAATCTTAGGTACTGGCACAGTATCTTAAAAGTAAAGGGGTAGTATATTATGGCTAATGTATCAAACCTTTATGTCGCTGGCGGTAGCTTAGTAACCTTTGGCGGTGTAGACTTAGGACACACCGTTGATGGCGCTGAAATAGAAATTGAGCGAGAACTTACCGAAGTTAAAACTGATATTTACGGCAATACGCCTGTAGACTTAGTTGTAACTGGACAAAAAGCAACCGTTAAACTTAAATTAGCCGAGATAGTACCAAATGTATTGGCATACGCTATACCAGAAAGCGATTATGACGTGGGTAGCGCTGATGACCACATACACTTTGGAACTAAAGCAGGTTACTCTTTGCGTGCAGACGCATATGAGCTAATCATTAAACCTCAAGCTGGAAACGCTGATGACGCTAAAACCGTTACCTTGTTTAAAGCTATTAGCAGTGATAATGTTAGCTTTGCTTACAAAATAGACGAACAGAGTGTATACGAAGTTACATTTACCGCTTTGGTAGATGAAAGCAGAAGTGCCACAGACGGACGCCTATTAGGTAGAGTAGGACCAGCTTTAATATCTTAGTTAGTACTAAAGGTATTTAGACACTAAGGGGGCTTGACAAAAAGCCCTCTTTTTGTATGGCACTAGTGATATAATAGAAGTATGTTATATGGTTATTTCAATAGGGCAATACTAAATGTAAGGGGTATAAAAAATGGCTTTAGTAAGTCAAACAGAACTAGAGGCAAGGCTGGGGCGAAGCCTGACAGCAAAAGAAGCAAGCGCATTTACAACGATAAACAGCGCAGTTCAGTTGTACATAGAAAAAAAGATTGGCAGTAGTGTTGAAGAAGTATCTGCTAGTAGCAGGTATTACGACGGTAGCGTACAAAACTTATCTATAGACCCCTGCTATGATATAACCGCTGTAAAATACGTTGATAATATGAGCAACGAAGAATACACCTTTGAAGATAAAGATTATACCGCAGAACCTATAAATGAAACTATAAAATACTGGCTACGCAATAGGTATGGCAAGTTTAACACAGGCTTTAATAATATTACCGTTACGGCTAAGTTTAGTACCTATGGCGATAGTGGAATAACCGCTATTGTAAAAGACGCTATACTTGGCTATTTAGAGGGTGAAATAAATGATACCAGTAATATTGCTAAAGAAAGCATAGAGGGCTACAGCGTAGAGTTTGCGAGTAAACAAAGTAAGAACGCTTTAATGAAATTAGATTATTTGTTTGGCGAGGTATAAGTGCAACCACCAATGCTACATACCATTTATAAGGTTACGACTACACGCAACGCCTATGGTGATTTTATAGCAAGTGGTGAGGTAGCTTTAGCTTGCCACTTTAGAGAAATTACACAAGTAGCCGAGCGTAGTGGTAATACGCAATTTGATAGCGACGCTATGGCTTGGTTAGAGCCAGATAGTGGCGTAGTAAAGCAGGACATATTAAAGTTTGAAAATACTTTTTACCAAGTAGAACGTATTACTAAAGCAAGGCGATTACATAACCCCACTGTGCAATTTATAAAAGTAGAGCTGGTAAAATATGGCAACATCAGTTAGTGGCTTTAATCATTGGAACGAGTATATAGCTAAAATAGAGCGTGCCAAACATTTAACAGTACTAGAAATAGGGCGAGATATATTAGTAGACGCTAAAAGAAATGCGCCATTTAAAGACGGTGGGCTTAGGCGAGAAAGCGACGTACAAAACGAAAACTTTACCACGACTAAAGTAAGATTTTATGCTGAGTATGCTGGCTATCAAGAACGTGGTAGTCGCAAGGACGGTAGTAGAGTAGTAAGACGTTATACAACTGGTGGTACTGGCGCACACTTCTTAGAAAATGCTGGTATTAAAGCTCAAAGAACGGCTGTAATGATATTTAAAAAACACGTAGGGAGTATACGGTAATGGACATAGCTTATGAAGTTGCGAATTACTTAGAAGATAATAATTTTGGTACGGTTGGCGTAGATATATTTGTGAGTACGATACCAGAAGAAAAAGAGGGCATATATATACAGCGTTTAGGTGGTAACTTATCTTTATATACGCCTATAAATGAAGCCGTATTGCTTATATACATAAAAGATAATAGCGCAAGTAGTGGCGTAGCTACAGCTGAGAGTATTAAAAACTTTATGCACCGTATGGTTAGCACTACTACATCTAATAGTTTTATATTTACATTTTTATTTATAAGCGATGTAGAAGATTTAGGGCGAGATTTAGAAAACTACAACCTATACAAATTAACTTTGCAAGTAAAGTATAGGGCTAGTGATATAATAAGCTAAGAAAAGAGGGTAAATAAATGGCACTAACAGTAGATGATTTACAACCGAAGAACTTTAAAATTATACTAGACGGTGAGCTTGAACTAGATTGCAGACCACCTAAATTAAGCCACATATTAGGGCTTAGTAAACTAGGTGATATATTTAGCAACCCTAAAAACTACAACCGCCAACAAATAACACAAGCCGAACAAGATTTTGAGTGGATTTTGGGCGATTTAGTGCCAGCCCTAAAAGGCAAAAGCGTAGAGTTTAAATACATAACTGAAATTATAAGTCAGATAATGCAGAATGTATCACCTGAAGAAAACGTAGAACTAGAACAGTTAGGCGTAAAGGTAGACAGCGACCCAAAAGCAGAGGGGCGTGGTTAGATATGTTTGCGGTGTATTTGCACCACTACGGCTATACAGCAACGCAAGTGTTAGATGAATACGCTAAAACGTTCTTTGCATTATGCGCCCAAATGTACCGAGTACAAGCTACTAAAAACTTAGAATTACTAGCAGTAACTAATAGTGCATTTAATGGTGGTAAAGAAGCCGACAAACTCGTAAGTCAATTAAAGAAACAAGCGAGCGGTACAGATAAGCTATTAAACGAAGCAAAGACGCTACGAGAAGCGAGGGGCTTGTAATGGCAGAAACAGTACAAGAAGTAAATATTAAAGTTAGTGCATTAGATAATTTTACTAAAAGCGCAAAAGAAATAGAAAGCAAGGCAGAGCGATTAGGCAGTAAGTTTAATAAAGTTGGCGATACTATGACTGGTATTGGTAAAAAAATGACGCTTGGTTTTACTTTACCTATTGTCGCTGGATTTGGATTTGCAGTAAAAAGTGCTAGTGATTTAAATGAAACTATAAATAAAGTAGACGTATCATTTGGCGATAGTTCTAAAGTAGTAAAAGATTGGGCGAAAACAAGTGTAAAAAGCATGGGGCTTGCTCAACAGAGTGCATTGGACGCTACAGCTCTGTTTGGAGATATGGCAACGAGCATGGGTATAAACCAAGTAGAAGCTAGTAAAATGAGTATGAACCTAACGCAACTTGGTGCTGATTTAGCTAGCTTTAAAAATATTAGCTTTGAGCAAGCGCAAACAGCTTTAGCAAGTGTATTTACTGGAGAAACAGAAAGCCTAAAAAGGCTAGGTATTGTAATGACGCAAACAAACCTAGACGCCTTTGCACTATCTAAAGGAATTGGTAAAACTACTAGAGAAATGTCGCAAGCAGAATTAGTTAATTTACGATATGCCTATGTAATGGAGCAGACTAAAAATGCACAGGGCGACTTTGCTAGAACTGCTGACGGAACAGCTAACCGTATGCGTATGGCTGGCGAACAGATAAAAGAATTAAGTGCTAAAATAGGGCTTTTACTATTGCCTTATATAAATAAGATATTAGAAAAATTTAGTGAGTGGATTAGAAAGATTACTGAGTTAAGCCCTAAAACTCAAACAATTATTGTTGTGATTGCTGGAATACTAGCAGTGCTTGGACCACTACTAATTATATTAGGTAGTATCGTCGGAGCGATAGGTAGTTTAATACCAGTATTAGCAAGTCCTGTATTTTGGATTTTCTTAGCAATAGCAGTTGCGCTTGCAGGTGTAGCTTATTTAATCTATAGAAACTGGGAGAGCATAAAACCAGTAGTAGATAGAGTAGTAGCTTCTTTAGTAGTGGCGTATGAGTGGTTTAGCACAAATATAATGCCTATACTGCAAATGGTTGCAAGAGTAATAGCCGACCAACTAATAGTCGCTTGGCAACAATTAAAAATTGCTTGGGATACGTTTATAAAAGCTATCACGCCATATATGCCACAGCTTATGTTATTAGGTAAAATCTTACTAGGTATTAGTTTAGTAATTATAGGCTCTGTGGTGGTTGCCTTAGTTACAATGGCAGTGATATTAGCGTATGTAGCACGAGCGATTGCTACATTGATAAACTGGATTAGTAGCGCAATAGCTTGGTTTAACCGTATGAATAGTGCCGTTTGGGGTGCTATGCGAGGTATACATAGCGCAGTAACAGGAGCGTTAGCTGGCGCAGGTCAATGGTTAGAAAATGCTGGTAGAAGTATTATTGACGGATTGGTTAGAGGTATAAATGGGGCGATTGGCAAAGTAAAAAGTGCTTTGAGCAAAGTTACTAATATGATACCAAGTTGGAAAGGTCCACCAGCAAGAGATAAAGTATTATTGCGTGATAGTGGTGAAATGATAATGCAGGGCTTGAATAAAGGTATTAACAATGGAGCTTTGGCGGTGAAAAAAACACTAACAGGTATTACTACCGATATTGCGCCAACAGTAAACATAGGTGCTAATGCTGGTAATTTAGCACAGCAACCTAGTGGGCAGATACACAATGGCGATATAATAATAAATGACAGACAGGACGCACAGGCAATTATGCAAATACTAGGTAGACAGCAAGAATTAAGTAATTATGGGCTGGCAAGATAATGAGCCGAGATATATTCTTTAACGGTACTAACCTAAACACTATTACTAATTTTGAAGTAACGCATATTTATGCAAACGTAACGCCTAGTATAGAATTAGCTAAAAGTCGCTACGGCTTTGCAGACGGTAGCGCAATACAAAAACATAGTTACGATAATAAGATAATTACCGTAAAGGGTAGAACTATTGGCGATAGAAATAAGTTTGATGTAGCGAGAGCAGAACTAGAGGCTTTGTTCTATAATCAGTTAGGTAAAAAACTACAGTATGAAGATAATAGCGAGTTAGTAGATTATACGGCTACATTAAATAGTTTAAACTTTGCAGAACCTCAAGGTGGGCATAGCGAGGTAGTATTAAACTTTGAAACAACTACACCATTTTATACTAAGGGTGATTTTATTAGCGTTACAGATACTATAGACGGTGGAGATATAATTGCGCTTGGTACGGTTGGCGGTACAATACCTGCTGAAGCAACAATTACTATAGATATAAATACATGGAGCGGTGGCGCAAGTACTGATATACAAACGATAGCGGTTACTTGGACTGGTGGCTTTTGTAATATTATTGGTATATTTGTAGCAACCGACCAAATAGTAATAAACCTAAAAGAAGCAACCGTAACTTTAAATGGCGATAGCATTTTATATTACTCTGATTTTGGGGGGCTTAGTGTAGGCACTAATAGTATTACGGCTGAGTGTACTGCTGTAACTGACAATTATAATGTATCAGTTGAATACAAAAAGAGGTATTTATAATGGCAGATAGATACTGGGTAGGTGGTACTGGCAACTGGAGTGGCACAACACACTGGAGTGCTACAAGCGGTGGTGCTAGTGGCGCAAGCGAACCAGTGGCAGCAGATAATGTATATTTTGACGCTAATAGTGGCACAGGTACAGTTACTTGTAATTACGGCTTATGTAATGATTTTGACGCAACTAATTCAAGTTCTTTAGTTTTTCACTTTACAGATATTTTACAGGTATACGGTGATATAAAATTAAGTAGTAGTGCTGGTATGACGTTTACACAATCCTCAGATTATAATTGTATATTTTTATGCGGTACAACTAATCAAACACTAGATTGCGACGGTGTAGATATAAAAGAAATAAGAGGTAATATTGGTAGC